ACTTCGATAAAAGGGCCTGCGTTTGTTCCGGTGACTGTAGGATCATTTGCTGATTTTGAATCAAAATTTGGAACGTTAGACCCAGACAGGTTTGGGCCCTACGCTGTGAACGAGTGGCTAAAAAATAGAACTGCATTAACTTACATAAGAGTTTTAGGAGCAGGATCAAACAAAACAACTTCAGAAATTTCTCTTACCCAAACTGCAGGCGTTGTTAAAAATGCAGGATTTCGTCTTTCTGGCTCAAGAACTGAAGTCTCTGATGCTAGATACAATGGAACAGTTCAGTTTTTGACTGCAATACACTTGATTGATGCAGATGAACCAACCGGATATCCAGTCTTTTCTGACAACAACTCAGTTACATCAACAGGTAACATTCATCTGATTAGATCTATGATATTGACCGCGACCGGTTCCAGAGTCATGCTGTTAGATCATGATCAGAGTTTTTCAATAAGCAACGCTTCAGATGATGTAGCGTCAATTAGTGCTTACGATGGAACTTCAGAACAAGGAACTTTTAAGCTGGTGTTGTCATCTGCGATAGGATCAGGTTACGGAAACGACGAAAGCCAAGCAGGATTAAGAATCTACACAGCGTCTCTAGACCCTAACAGCAAGCATTATGTTGGAAACATACTTAATACAAACCCGGATAGATTTGGTGCAGAACAACACTTGCTGTACGCTGAATTCCCAGTAGAAAAAGAAATAGCAAAAGTCTCCACCTCTGCCGGAAGCGTCGGAATTACGTCAGGTTCTGATACTTTAGTTACAGCAGGAGGCTTGTCTGGTACTGACTTTACTCAGCTTTTCGGTAGGTTTGATACTCGCTACCAGACAGCAAAAACTACGTCTTTTATCTCACAGCCTTTTGGTGATAAAGAGTTTGATTTGTTCCACTTTGAGTCTTTAGACGACGGAGTTGCTGGAAACAGAAGAGTAAAAATATCTATTTCAAACCTTAGAAGATCAACTGATCCTAAAAATCAATTTGGCACTTTCACTGTTCTTGTGAGAGACTACTTTGATACAGATACAGATCTTAGAATTTTAGAGCAGTATCCTCTCTGCACACTCGATCCAAGTGACGAAAACTATGTTGCAACAAAAATTGGCGATTTTAAAGCATCTTTGATGCTGAAACTGAGTCTGAGCGTAGATTAAACGTGTCAGGCAAGAGACCAAACAGATCTTCTTTTGTCAGAATAGTTATGAACAGTATCGTAGAAGATGGCGAAGTACCTGCTCAAGCGCTACCTTTCGGATTTAGAGGTGTGCCTTTAATCAAGACCACACCTTCTTTAACAGATTCAAGCAAGACTCTGCTGGGCGCGGGAACAAAAAATACAAGTGCAAGAGCAAGATTAGGCTGTGTTGGTAGCAAGCCTTTGACAGGTTCTATACTTCCTCCTGTTCCGATGAGATTCAAAGCTACTAGAGGCGCTGTAAGTAGTTCACCTACTTTCACAGGAGATCCTGGTTTGCTTGAGCTTGCTGATTCGAGATTATTTTTTGGTGTCAAGTTTGAGACAGTGCCTCAAAAAATTCTTTTACCAAGGCCACTCCTGCAAGCGAATGCTTCAGGCAGAAGAAACAAACTTATAGATTCTTACTCTAAATTTTTAGGTACAGAAAAATCAGATCAGCTAGCAACTAATATAAGCGCAGACTTGTTAAACGATAATAAGTTTAGTTTATCAAAAGTAGCTTTCTTTAATCAGCCTGCGTCAGCTACTCAAACACTCGATGATGCTGTCTCACTTCAAAACAGAATGACTGGATCAGTTTCTGATCACATGGTCGAGGCTGCATACATTAGAAATGGTGTAATTGATAAGCCCAGATATACTATTAAGGATGGTGATAAAGATAGACTTACTTTTGCAAGTTTGGCGGCTGCTAGGTCTGCAACTGCTTTTAATAAGTTTACCGAGTTTATGAAATTTACTAACTTAATGTACGGAGGCTTTGACGGGCTTAACATTCTCGATAGAGATCAGAGAATCATGAACGATAAATCAGCTGATGTTGATTCAGGTGGCAAAGCAGGTGGTGGAACTATTAGTCATGAAAACTTATCATCAGTTTCTTCACCAGGTACAGGAAAAGACAACAACATAGTTAGTTCTTACAGAACTGCTATTTCAATCATAACTGATCCTTTTGCTTCTAGGGTTAACATTGTTTCAATTCCTGGACAAAGAAGCTCCTTTATCACAGATCACGCGATGGAAAAAACAAAAGAGTACAGTCAGGCGATATACCTTATGGATATTCCTCCCTTCAATGATGATCTAGTAAGACTCTACGATGATGCAACTACTAGACCAAACGTAAGAAAAACTGCTGAGCAGTTTGAAGGTCGAGCTCTTGATAACAACTATGTAGCAACATATTTTCCAGACGTAATTATAAATGATGAAGTAAATGGTGATGCAGTAAACGTGCCGGCAAGTGTAGCAGCAATTGGCGCGCTTGGCTTTAACGACCGCGTCGCCTTTCCTTGGTTTGCACCTGCAGGTTTCAATAGGGGCGCACTCGAGTCAGTACTCAACACAGAAGTTCGTTTAAACGCTGAAGACAGAAATGTTCTGTATGAAACTAGAATTAATCCGATCGCATCTTTTCCAGATGGCGGATTTGTGATATTTGGTCAAAAGACGCTTCAGCAAGCAAGATCAGCACTAGATAGAGTTAACGTTAGAAGAATGCTTCTAGAAGTTAAAAGAATAGTGTCTGACATTGCAAATAATCTTATTTTTGAGCAGAACACGCCTGTAACAAGACAGAGATTTATAGATCAAACAAAGCCAAGACTCGCCAGGATTCAATCAAATCAAGGAATTGATTCCTTTAGAGTTGTAATGGATTCTTCAAACAACTCTCCGGAAGATGCTGAACAGAACAGACTTAACGGAAGAATTGTGCTTGTACCAACGAGGGCAGCAGAATTTATTGCAATAGATTTCATTATTACCAATTCAGGCGTAAGTTTTGAATAATTATAAAAGGACATATGGAGAAACTAAATGGCAGAATTAACTTTTAAATCAGCAGGCGTAAGCACAAGAGAAATAGATCTTTCTGGACCTACCCCTACTGGCCCAACCGGAGTGCCCGCAGGAATTATTGGTACGGCACTCGAAGGTCCTGCTTTCGTACCTCTAACTTTTGCAAATTATGGAGAATTTAAATTAGCCTACGGCGCTTCTGATGGTGCCAAGTTTGGACCGATCGCTGTCAATCAGTGGCTCAAAAATGCGCAAGCAGTCACCTATGTAAGAGTTTTAGGGGCAGGTGACGGGAAAAAGAGAGATTCTGCAACTGGCAACGTGACTAACGCAGGCTTTGTTGTCGGTCAATCAGAAGTTCAAGCAAACGGTATAGTTGGCAACAACGCTTTTTCTAACCCTGGCGGTGAAGGGCACGGAAGAACTTACTTTCTTGGATGCTTTATGTCTGAGTCTAATGGTTCAACAATTTTTAGTGACGCTGGAATACAAAAAACATCACCTGCTAGCGGCTTCCAAGCTGTTGCAACCACATCATTAGGTGTTCAGTCTGTAACGCTGACCTCAAAGAAAGCTGGTGCTTCTAGAAACACTAAAACTTTCCAACTGGAAGTTGCAGCGGACGCGGCAAACCCAACTGATACTGTCTTAGTTGTATTTACAGGAACAGCAGACGCAATCATATGTACTGTCACTCAAAACGACGGCACAAACAACAGTGGTACTCCAGTAAAGATTGGTTCTGACGACTTAGTTGCTTTAATTAACGCTGCACCTGCTCACTCCTCAACCACGGCAATTGGGGGTCACAATATTACACTGACAGACGCTTCTGGGTTAATAGGGTTACAAACTGCATCCGGTGGTGGAACAACACATCTTGCTAACAGTGGTGAGGGTGACAGTAAAACATTCACCTTCAGTACGGGTATCGACGGTAACAGAGCAGTTCCAATACTAAGAGGTGTTATTTTAGCCCCAAGTGGCGTTGTGTTAAATCTGAGTGGAAATGCTGCAGGTGTTACTAGCGGCGCGCCGTCTCCCGCATATGATTCTAGCACTAGTGTTCGAGGCTTTAGATCAGGATCAGTTAGTCTCACTTCGGGCGGGCAAGATTTTGTGATATTAATGAACGGCTTCAAGGCACCAGGTGCTGACAGCAGTAATCCACAAACAGTAATATCAGCTTCTTTTGACATGACAGCAAACAACTATTTTGCAAATGTGTTAAACACAGATCCACTCAAGACAGAAGAGAAAGGTCACCTCCTTTACGGCTCTTACGACATTCACCCTAATCTTGCCGTTCCCACCGGCTCTGGCGTAATGAATGCTCAATCTTACTTAAAAGACGAAGAGCCTATTGCAATGCTACTCACATCATCTGTAGCTAGGGTTAAGGCTGGCATCGGCGCTGTTGCTTCAAACGTTCCTGTTTACGAATCTTTTGAAGATAGATTTTCACACGCTATTTCTCCTTTTATAATATCTCAAGGGTATGGCGCTGCGCCATACGATCTCTTTAGAGTAAAAGCTTTGTCTGCGGGCGAAGGTCTTTCAACTAAATTTAAAGTATCAATAGAAAATATTGTAAAATCTACATCAGATAGTGACAAATTTGGAACTTTTGATTTGCTAGTCAGAGACTTCAATGACACTGATGACGAAAGAGTTGTCTTAGAATCATTTAGAGGTCTTTCTCTAGACCCTGGATCTTCCAGATTCGTTGGCCGCGCCATTGGCGACCAAGAAATACTTTACAACTTTGACGCTGATAAAGAGTCACAAAAAATAGTTGTAGATGGAACGCACACAGTTCGATCTAGATTTATTAGAGTTCAGATGTCTAATGCTATTAAAAAGAATGAAGTTCCTGATGATGCGTTACCTGTAGGATTTAGAGGGCCATCACACTTACTGACTTCTGGTAGCCTGCTTAACGGTGTTGAGATGTCTAAGCACGACGCAGGCAGAAATACCGGTGATCATCAAAAGATCATAGAGCCTCCTTTCCCTTACAGAAAGACTGTTGCACAAGGCACTGGCTTACAAAAAAGATCAGATACAACGCTTTATTGGGGAATGCAGCCAAACAGAGTTGAAACAGTTAATACGCCTAACGCAAACACACCTTTCGAAAACTCTCTGAAAACATTTGTAAAGCACTTTCCTAATCACAGAAAAGATGCAATTAACTTCTCAGTAGGCAATAATCCAGGAGTAGCTGATCAAAACGGTGCCGTTTTAGATTGCGATAGATTCAACAACAATAGATTTAGTTTAGAAAAAATTCAAGTTAGAACTGGATCTGATACTTTTGCTGATCCAGAACAGTGGTTGAGCGCATCATATGTTAGAAACGGTGTTATTGCTATTAATCATGTTAATAAAACCAGAGGTCTTTCGATGAGCGACTTTGACATTGTCGGAAACAGAAAGTATCTCAAGTTTACTTTACCTTTACAAGGCGGTTTTGACGGTGTAGACATCTTTAATAAAGATAAAAGAAACTTGACAAATAATGCTGTCAAGAGAGAAATTGATGATTCTACAAACCAAGGGGGCACAGCAGGACCTACAGTTGCTTCCTACAGAAAAGCAGTAGATATAATGGCATCAACATCTGACGTCGACATTCAATTGCTTTCAGTACCTGGGATAAGACACTCTTCTGTTACAGATTTTGCAATAGATGCCATGGAAAACAGATTTGATGCAATGTTAATCATGGACATAGAAGAAAGAGATCAATTCAATACAGTCATTACCTCTTCTGTTCAAAACCCGCATGTTGCAAATACAGTGACTTCATTCAAAAACAGAGCACTTGATTCATCATTCGCTGCGGCATACTTTCCTGATGTGACAGTTGCAGACCCTGATACTGGTGCACTTGTCTCAGTTCCACCATCAGTCGTAACACTCGGAGCTTACTCACTAAATGACAGAGTTGGCCATCCTTGGTTTGCACCTGCAGGTTTCACTAGAGGCGCTCTAAAAGATGTTGTAAGTACTAAAGTAAGCCTGAACAGAACAAACCTTGACGATCTTTATGATGCTGACATAAACCCACTAGCTAAGTACCCGTCGCGTCCTCTGTCCATATGGGGACAAAAAACGCTCCTTGCTGCTAATTCTGCACTTGACAGAGTTAACATCAGAAGGCTTTTAATTGATGTCAGGCGAAAAGTAAGAGGAGTTGCGAATACACTTCTATTTGAACCTAACAGATCTGAAACACTTGATAGATTTTCACGTCTTGTTAATCCAATTCTACAGTCAGTGCAAGAAAAGCAAGGTGTTGACAGGTTCAGAGTGATCATTGATACTACAACTACAACCCAAGCAGATGTTGAAAACAACACGATAAGAGGGAAGATCTTCTTGCAGCCTACAAGATCTATCGAGTTTGTTGCTCTTGACTTTGTTGTGACAAATGCTGGAACAACTATCTAGAAAACCTATATATTATATTGAGGAGTTATAAATGGCAGAAACACTATCAGTCACAGATATGTTACCAAACAAATTTGAGCCTAAAAGAAATTATCGGTGGGTTCTTGCAATTGAAGGCATTGACGCATTCTTAATTGCCAAGGCAAACAGGCCTACAATTACGCTTACAGATAAGAAAATAGACTTTATTAACAGTTATCGTCGAGTATCAGGTAAGCTTGAGTTTGGCGATTTATCTGTTACCATACACGATCCGATCGCTCCCTCAGGTGCTCAGCAGGTTATGGAATGGATTAGAACTCACTACGAGTCTGTTTCTGGTCGCGCAGGATACGCTGACTTTTATAAGAGAGACATTCAGCTTAAGATGCTAGATCCAATTGGTACAGTTGTTGAGCTCTGGGACATTAAAGGTTGCTTACTCACAAACATCAATTTTCAGACACTTGATTACAACAGTGATGATGTTCAGATGATTGACATGACAATTAAGTTTGATAACTGCGTCCTGCAATTCTGATTTAAAAATAGTTTTACTGACATACTGAGCGATCGTATATTTAGTACGATCGCTTTTTTATGGAGTAAGTATGTCAAAAACAGAGTTGATGGGTGAAACACCCGACGGTATGATGCGTCAAAATATTATGAAGGAAGATTTCGGATGGGAGGTGCCAGTCGAAGCTATTCCTCTTCCTTCACGTGGTTCACTATACAATCCAGATTCAGTTTTGTACAATAGAGAAACACTGAAAATTAAGTCAATGACTGCTCATGAAGAAGATATTCTTGCTTCACCCGCATTTCATAAAGAAGGCACAGTTATCTCACAATTGATTAAGTCATGCCTTGTTGATAAATCAATAAACCCAGAAGATCTAATACTTGGAGATAGAATTTCTTTAATGGTGGGTATTAGAGTCACCGGATACGGACCTTCTTATAAGGCTTCTTCATCATGTCCTAACTGTGGACATAACAATAAATTTGAAGCAGATTTATCTTCTCTTGAAATTAATAGGCTTAAAATAGAGCCAACAGCGCCAGGTACTAACGATTTTGAATATATCT